ATAATAGTATATAGGAGAATTAAATTATGGCAGAGCTATTTGGGTTTAGTATAACGAGGGTTAAACCTCAAACGGATCCCAAACAACAGTTCAGTATGCCTCAAGCGGAGGACGGCACACAAGTCGTCGCCGCTGGAGGTTTCTTTGGTAGTTACCTCGATATGGATGGTAGTGCCAAGACTGAACAGGATCTAATTAGAAGATATAGAGAAATAGCATTACATCCAGAGTGCGATATGGCAATAGAAGATATTGTCAACGAAGCAATTACGTCTAATGAAAACAGACAATCTGTAAAAGTAGTTACAGAATCATTGCCATTTGGAAGTGCTGTTAAAGTAAGAATAGAAGAAGAATTTAAAGAAGTATTAAGACTATTACAGTTTAATACTAGAGGACACGATATATTTAGAAGATGGTATGTTGATGGAAGAATTTTTTATCAAAAAGTAATTGACTCTGAAAATCCTAAAAATGGTATTACAGAATTAAAATACCTAGATCCTCGTAAAGTAAAAAAGATTAGAGAAGTTAGAAAGAGAAGACCAGAAGGTATGGTTTCTCCTACTAACATTAATATTGCAGATGAAACAGTTGAATACTTTGTTTACAACGAAAGAGGTATACAAGGTGCAGCTGCTGTTCAAGGTATTAAGATTGCTGTTGACACAATTGCATATTGTCCATCAGGATTAATTGATCAAAACAAAAACGGTTTAGTATTATCTTACTTACATAAGGCAATTAAACCTGTCAATCAATTAAGAATGATTGAAGACTCGGCAGTTATCTATCGTATTGCAAGAGCACCTGAAAGAAGAATATTTAAAATTGACGTAGGTAACTTACCTAAAGTCAAAGCAGAACAATATTTAAGAGATGTTATGGCAAGATACAGAAACAAACTTGTCTATGACGCTGCTACAGGTGAAGTAAGAGATGACAGAAACTATATGTCAATGTTAGAAGACTTTTGGTTACCAAGTAGAGAAGGTGGCAGAGGTACTGATATTACAACTTTACCAGGTGGTGCAAATCTTGGTGAAATTTCTGATATTGAATACTTTAGAGCAAAATTATATAGATCACTAAACGTGCCTGTAAGTAGATTAGAGGCAAGTCAAGGATTTAATCTTGGAAGATCAAGTGAAATTAGTAGAGATGAATTAAAATTTACTAAATTTGTTGGTCGATTAAGAAAGAAATTTACTGAATTGTTTAATGATTTATTAAGAACACAACTCGTAATCAAAGGCGTAATTGCAGAAACAGAATGGCCTGCTATTAGAGATGCTATATTTTATGACTTCTTACAAGACGGTCATTTTGCAGAATTAAAAAATTCTGAAATGATGAGAGAAAGATTAAACTTGGCAAGAGAAGTTAGAGATTACATAGGTAAATATTATTCAGTTGCATATGTTAGAAAACATATATTAAAACAATCTGAATCAGAAATAAAAGCAATGGATGCTGAAATTAAAAAAGAAATTAATGACGGTATCATATCATCACCAACAACACAAGTTACAAATGATGATGATGGAATATTATAAGGAGTAGAAAATGAGTGAAGAAGTAAAAAACTTTATAGACAAGTTAGCACAAAATAATATGGTGGGTGCTGGAGATGCTTTTAAAGACGCATTAAGATCAAAAGTAGGTGACGCATTAGACACTAGACGACAAGAAGTTGCTGGTAATATGTTTAAAGCAGAACCACATAGCGACCCTAAACCAGAGATTGCAGGTACAGGTACTTTTACACGTGATGGACAAGTTGAACCTACAGGTGCAAATGCACAAGCACAAGAAACAACACCAGAGGTATCAAATGAAGCTGAGCCAGTTAGTGGAGAACAACCAGACGTTCAACAGTAAGGCATACAAAAATTTATCGCCTGTTATGAAAGAGGCGGTTAATGATGTAATGAAATTAATTAAAAATGAGGGCAACTTAATTTTTAATTTTGAAAACGCAGTTAAAAAAGTTTGTGAGTTTCATAATGTTGATAAGGACGATATTGAAGAATATTTTGATAACGAAATTATAGAACAATTAGGAGAAAAATAAATGGCGTGGGTAACTGTTCCAGGTTCTGACGGTATTTGGGAATACGATAATACTGCTGTAGTAACAGACACTTATAGAGATTCAGCAGATGGTGCTAATTCTGTTATTGCAAACGGTGTTAGAACTTACACTTATCCTAGTGATGGACGTACAGTTAAAGTTTATATTAGAACTAGAAAAGCAGGAGAAACAAAAGAACGTGGTGAGTTATCAAAAACTTATTACGATAATCAGTAGAGAAAAACAATGGCAGATATAGTAACAACACAAACAATAGCAGATACATCTGGTGTTAAGTATGTTGCAAAACTAACTAATATATCAGACGGTACAGGTGAGTCTTTAGTTACTAAAGTTGACGCTTCAGCATTAACTTTTATGACCGAAGACGGTAATAGAAAAATTGGAAAAATTTGGTGGTCAATAAACACAACCAATAAAAAATCAGCAGTAGAATTGATATGGGCAGGTGCTACAAACGCAACAGCATTAGTATTATCTGGACAAGGATATTGGGATTTAAGAACTGCTGGCAATGAAATATTAAACAATGCTACAACACCTACAGGCGATGTATTGTTGTCAACACGAGATTTTGTGGTAGGAGATAGTTATACAATTATCGTTGAGTTTAGATAAAAAGATGTATAAATAGTAGTAAGAGAGAGAAAATGAAACTAATATCGGAAGAAATTTCACAAGCAGAATATATCGTTGAAGAAGCCAACGGTAACAAGAATTATAAAATTAGAGGTGTCTTTTTACAATCTGACCTTAGAAATAGAAATGGACGTGTCTACCCTAAAGACATACTTGAAAAAGAAGTAAAAAGATATAACGCAGAATTTATCAATAAGAAACGTGCATTTGGTGAGTTAGGACATCCTGACGGACCAACAGTTAATTTGGAAAGAGTATCACATATGATTACGAAACTCTATCCAGATGGTACAAACTTTATTGGTGAAGCAAAAATAATGAATACACCATACGGTAAGATTGTAAAAGGTCTTATTGATGAGGGTGCTCAATTAGGAGTATCTTCTCGTGGTATGGGTTCATTAGAACAAAGAGGTGGCGCTAACTACGTAAAAGACGACTTTTACTTGGCAACTGCCGCTGATATTGTTGCAGATCCATCTGCTCCAGACGCTTTCGTAGAAGGTATTATGGAAAACAAAGAGTGGGTGTGGGACAATGGCGTTCTCGTAGAAAAGAACATAGACGCTTGGAAACGAGAAATAGAAAGTGCAAAAAGAAATGCTTTAGCAGAAGCTAAAGTTAGAGTATTTAAAAACTTTCTTAAAAATCTCTAGTTTTATAAATATACTTACAAAAACAATTTAAAACTAGTTTTAAAATTAAAGAGGAGATTTCAATGGCCGAAACAGAAAAATCACTTGCGGCGACAGTAAAGGAAGTAACAGAAGCAACAGCTCCTGATGCTCCTAAAAAGAATGCTGTGGCGGCTGAACCTACACATCTGAAAAATGATGCTGAAGATTTAGGCGCGGCTGTAGTTAAACCTACAGACAGTAATCCTGACGCAACAAAGAAAGTTAAAGAAGTTTCTGGTGACCCTCAACAAAAATCAGAAGGATCACCTGATCCAATGCCTAAATTAGATGACAAGCATCCTAGTAAGGCAATGGAATCAAAAGAAACTAAAGATTCGGAAGATAAAGAAATCAAAGAAGGCGAACTACCTGCTGGTCTAAAAAAATACCTTGACAAAAAAGATGACAAGGCTAAAGACGAAGAAGTGAAGAAAGAATCTTCACACGAGTCTGAAAAAAAAGACAAAGAGGAAATGAAAGAAGCTGAACACGACTCTGAAGAAAAGAAAAAAGAGGAAGGTTATATGAAGGCTTCTTACAAGAAAGAGGAAATTGACGTTAAAGAACACGTTGATGCCCTTGTTGCTGGAGATGATTCATTATCTGAAGAATTTAAACAAAAGGCTGCTACAGTATTTGAAGCTGCAATTAAATCTAAAGTTAAAGATATTGCTGAAGAAATACAGGCAGACTACGACAAAAAATTCGAGGAAGAGACCTCAAAAGCTAAAGATGAGTTAGTAGAAAAAGTTGACTCTTATCTATCATACGTGGTAGAGGAGTGGATGAAAGAAAACGAACTCGCTTTAGAAAGAGGAATCAAAGGCGAAATCGCTGAGGACTTTATTAGTGGTTTGAAAAAACTATTTGAAGATCACTACATTGATGTTCCAGACGAAAAATATAATGTTTTAGAAGATCAGGCTTCAAAAATTGACGAGTTAGAAAAGAAACTTAACGAGTCAATCGAAAAGAATGTTGAACTATCTAAAGAGAACGGTAAGTATGTAAGACAATCCATCATTGATGAGGCGTCTAAAGACCTTGCTGAAACTCAAAAAGAAAAGTTTAACAAACTTGCTGAAGAAGTTGACTATAAAAACGAAGAAGACTTTAGAAACAAAGTATCTACTATTAAAGAAAGTTACTTTGGTAAAAAAGACTCTTCTGGTGAGATAGATGATGTGGCGGCAGACTCAAGTCCTTTAAACGAGGATTTAAGTAATGCAATGGCTGCTTATAGTGCCGCTATAAGTAAAACAAAAGACATTAAGTTGTCAAAATAGGGAGATAAAAACAAATGTATTTATCAGAACAATACGAAAAAAAATGGCAGCCTGTCCTAGAACACGCAGATTTACCAAAAATCGGTGATTCTTACAGACGTGCCGTTACAGCTACTATCTTGGAAAACCAAGAAAGAGCAATGAAAGAGGACGCTGCTTTCTTAAACGAAGCTGCTCCTACTAACTCTACAGGTTCTGCTGTTGCTAATTGGGATCCAATTTTGATCTCATTAGTAAGAAGAGCAATGCCTAACCTTATTGCATACGATATCGCTGGTGTACAACCAATGACTGGTCCAACTGGACTTATCTTTGCAATGAGAAGTAGATACACTTCACAAACAGGAAACGAAGCTTTATTTGATGAAGCGGATACAGATTTCACAAGTAGAAATGCTGCTGGTGACTCAACTTCAGACGCTGGAACTTCTGGCATAACTGAACAAAGAGGAACTAACCCAGCTGTATTAAACGACACTTCAGGTTCTCCAGAGTACAGTAGAGGTCAAGGTATGACAACTGCTACTGCTGAGGCACTAGGTGACGTTCCTGCTTCAAATGCTTTTGCAGAAATGGCTTTCTCAATTGAGAAATCTACTGTAACTGCTAGAAGTAGAGCTCTAAAAGCAGAATACACTATGGAACTTGCACAAGACTTAAAAGCAATCCACGGTTTAGACGCAGAAACAGAATTAGCAAATATTCTATCTGCTGAAATTCTTGCTGAAATCAATAGAGAAGTTGTGAGAACAATTTACGTAAACGCAGAAAAAGGTGCTGCTGTTAATACAACAACAGCTGGTATCTTTGATTTAGACACAGACTCAAACGGAAGATGGTCAGTTGAGAGATTCAAAGGATTAATGTTCCAATTAGAGAGAGATGCTAATAGAATTGCACAAAGAACACGAAGAGGAAAAGGTAATATGATTATCTGTTCAGCTGACGTTGCTTCTGCACTTCAAATGGCTGGTGTTTTAGATTACACTCCTGCATTAAACAACAATCTAAACGTTGATGACACTGGTAATACTTTTGCTGGTACATTAAACGGAAGATACAAAGTGTACATTGATCCATATTCAGCGAACTCGGCTGCGAAACAATACTACGTAGTTGGTTACAAAGGTACTTCACCTTATGACGCTGGTATATTCTACTGCCCATACGTGCCACTACAAATGGTAAGAGCAGTTGGACAAGACACTTTCCAACCTAAAATCGGTTTCAAAACTAGATATGGTCTAGTTGCGAACCCATTTGCTGAAACTGGTGCCGCTTCAGGTGCTGTTGCAGCTGTAAACACTTCAGGTAATGCTAACTCAAACAGATATTACCAAAGAGTACAAGTTACAAACATAATGTAAGGTTGGTTGTTTAACCAATATCTAAAAGGGCGACCCTCAAAAGTCGCCCTTTTTTTATGCCCTAAATACCACTATGAAAAAAATATTAATTCAATATCTCTACATATTCATCATTGTTTTAGCAATGTTATTAATCTTTACTTGGGCTAATGCGTGTGAAGTAGAAGAAATTAAAGTAGATGAAAAAGTACCTTTATGTGAAGAATTACAAGAATCTACTGAAGAAAACCCTTGTAAAAAACCAGAGAATATAAATTCAGTTATTAAAGCAATAGAGAAACTAGGTGAGTCAGGAACACTTCCTAGATAACATATAAATAGTATTATGACTACTACAAATAGTTACAATAGACAACCTACTAAACTGGATTATGCAGATCCTACTAAGTTTAAGTTTAATGTACTTAAATTACCTAAAGTAGAATACTTTTGTACACAAGTTAACTTACCTGGTGTATCAATAGCAGATAACTACACACAACCTACACCATTTAGAGATATACCTTTACCTGGTGAAAAACTATCTTATGATAGATTATCTCTATCATTTTTAGTAGATGAGAATTTAGAAAATTACCAAGAGATACACGGTTGGTTAAGAGGACTAGGATTTCCTGGTGGTTATCAGGAATTTAAAACTTTATTAGATTCAGGAGTTGACAGATTTCCTACATCTAAAAATAGTGTATTAG